ACCGTTCTTGTTTGCACCACTTGGTGTCGATACACAGGTGTTTTCCCAGGGACTTAGTCTTGCCAAGTATCCACACAAGGTTCTCACAACGGGAACAGTCGCGCCAAGTGAGTGCATCGATCTTGTAAATGCGGCGTGTGCTCAGGTAGACACTCGAATGGGTGCCCACATGCACGTGGGAATCCTGACAGAAACTACCGAAGAATTCAACGGCTCAATTGTCCACTACGAGCATGAAATACCCGATAACAGACTCGCCCAGCTTTACCGACAGACAGAATATGTATGCGGACTACGTCGAGTCGAGGGGTTCGAACTCCCAGCAGCAGAGGGACTTCTTTGTGGGACAATTCCTATTCTTTTTGACAAGCCTCACTATCGGGATTGGTTTGGCGACTTTGGTGCTTTGTTCATCAAAGAAGGCACTGATGACGAAATCATTCAGAGTCTTGTAGAAATTTTCCAGAAGCCAAAATCACATTGGCCGCCGAGAGACATCGAGGGTGCCAAGAAGCAGTTCGATTGGCAGCACATTTGTGAAACGTTCTGGGAATTTGCTAACGAATTGGTTCCTGTTGATGCATCAACGTCAAATGTCCAGGTTAGTAAGTCCACGCGTCGACTTCTCTGGATTGGTGATGCTGTTGTTTCTACTGGTTTTGCGAAGTGTACACACCACATCCTCGAAACTGTCCGGCACGAGTGGGATACCTATGTTCTTGGGTTGAACTATTTCGGTGACCCACATCAGTACCCGTATCCGATTTTCCCCTGTATTCGTGGCACACGAGGTGACATTTTTGGTCTCTCTCGTATTAAATCACTTATAGATTCAATTCGCCCTGAACTTGTGATAGTACAGAATGATCCATGGAACTTTCCAGAGTACATGAAAGCCATTGGAAACGTGCCCACCGTTGGTGTTGTTGCGGTAGATGGCAAAAATTGTCGTGGAGAAGGACTAAATGGTCTTCTTCATGCGATTTTCTGGACAGACTTTGGCGCGAAAGAGGCAGCACTCGGTGGCTACCGTGGATCGTCTACGGTAATTCCGCTAGGAGTAGATAGAGAGATTTTCAAGCCTATCCGTAAAGAACTTGCCCGTCAATCCATGGGTTTGCCCCAGAAGCAGTCAAAAGGTTTTATTGTTGGAAATATCAACCGAAATCAGGCTCGGAAACGGCTGGACCTGACGATTCAGTACTTCTGCGAGTGGGTCAAGACCTATCGGGTTGACGACGCATATCTGTATCTGCACATTGCCCCTACTGCTGATGTAGGGTACGACGCTTCACAGTTGATGCGGTATTACGGATTGACAGGTCGCCTGATTCTCGCGGAACCTGATCCAGGGTTTGGCATTGCCGAGACGGCGCTCCCGTTTGTCTATAACAGTTTCGATGTCCAGGTCACGACTACTCAGGGCGAAGGCTTTGGACTGACCACCCTCGAAGGTATGGCCTGCGGTATTCCGCAAATTCTTCCTAACTGGTCAGCACTTGGTGATTTGTTTTCTGATAGCTGTAATATGGTTTCTTGCCCCACTACAGCTTGCACGCCGAACAATATCAATGCGGTTGGCGGTGTGCCGGATAAAGATGAATTCATTGGGGCTTTGAACAGTTTGTACAGCAACGAACAGTACCGATCGAATCGTAGTGAACAGGTGCTTCAGAAAGCTTCTGAGGCGCGATTCGTTTGGAAGAGCGTTGGAGACAAATACATCGAAGCTCTTGAGAATGTTTTTGCGCCGAAAGTGATGGTGAGTTCAAATGGCCTTTAGAGTTACCATCAAGGGCGTTGAACAAATGAAGGGTCGTCTCAACCTTATGGGCTTAAAATTGGAGGGAAACCTTCAGAATGCTCTGATGGAAGAGATGAAGACAGAACAGGAAGAAGTAATTCGTAGAATTCCAAAAGACACACGTGCTTTGTCACAGTCTACGGAACTGTTCGAGGGAGTAAGAAAAGGTAGTCCTAATCGGAAGGGCATAGTTGCCGCCACGATTACTGTTGGTAATGACCTAACAAATCCGAAAACAGGTCGTAGAACAGCCGATTATGCAATTCAGGTGCATGAAGATTTGGAAGCACACCATAATGAGGGGCAAGCGAAATTTCTTGAGAGTACGCTCAAGGAAGCTGCTCCGTATATGGCTGATCGTGTAATTCGGCGGTTGGATAAGAAGCTAGGCTAATATGTCATCCACCGATTATCTAAAGATATTCGCACAGCGGCCCTTTGAATTGGGCCTGGATGACAATCACCGTATCCGAATTGTGTTCAATATTCGGGTAGAAAAAGTACCATCGGATACGTTCGCCCAGGAAATTCTGTCCATGCTTGTTACGGCTGGTGTTGGGACTCTGGGAACTAACCTGTTTCTAAGTTCCTCTGTGACCTTGCCGACTGGTGACGGTCCATATCTGTCGGTCATCGAGACCCCAGGGAGGGAGGGCTCCTACATTCAGAACCAAGGTGCTCCTGCGTATGATCATCCTTCTGCTCAAATTGTTTGTAGAGCGAGGGCCAGGGGTCCTGCCTTTGCCATGGCGACTGCAGCGTACAACGCTCTCAAAGGCGTTGTGAATCAAACTGTCACCTTTTAGGAGGTAACATGTCCGAGGGAATGTCGGCACAGGGAACACTCATCGCGGTCAGTCATGACCCCAAGTGGCCCATTATCAACCCGAGCGGTGGGGTTGCTGCGTTCACAAATATCGGCGAGTTGCGCGAGATCACCGCTCCGGCGCTCACGCGTAACACGATCGAACTGACGAACCACAACAACGCAGACGACGAATACATTGTTGGTATTCGCCGTCACGGGGACATGACGTTCAACGTCAACTTCGTGCCTCGTAATTCTACCATCGATCACCTGACGGGCCTTCAGCAGAAGTGGTTCACAGGTAGTCGTAACATCTACAAGCTGACCTATCCCGACGGAACGGCGTGGATGTTCAGCGGGTTCATCACGAACTTCGGTGTATCGGCCCCGGTCGATGATCGTCTGTCGGCTGACGTGACGATTCGACCCACCGGAAGGCACGACTGGATCGTTGGCACGCCAAATCCGCCAACCCTTCTCGATTTCGAGTCGATGACGTCCTTGTCTCCGGACAAGGACAAGGACAGGGACCTCGGTGAGCGGTCCCGTCCGATTGCGCCGTAAGTAGTTCGTTGGCTGAGTGCGGGGAGGGGAACGGTGATTCCCCTCCCTCGAAAGGAACAGGATAGGGAGAATACAATGAGCGAGAATGGCAAGCGTTACCTGACTGCAGAACAGATCCTCGAGATGGACGATCTCAACACGATGGACGTTGAGGTCCCTGAGTGGCCGGTCGACGGCGAACCGGGCGTTATTCGCCTCAAGACATTGACTGCACGGGAAGCCCTCACTTTCCAGAAGCAGATGCAAACATCCGCAAAGGCACGCGAAGATGCGATGGTCGCAATCGTGGTGCTCTCCGCTGTGGATGGTGGTGGAAACCGCCTTTTCAATTCCAAGCAGGTTGAGTTGCTGCGAGACAAGAGTGTGAAGGTATTCACTCGTCTTCAGACTGCCGCCATGGAGTTGAATGGATTCTCCACGCCGAAGAAGGATGAAGAACTAAAAAACGTCTAGCGCGTGGAACCATGCGTAGGTTCGCCTACGATTTGGCTCTGCGCCTTGGGCGCGTAAACGTCGACGAAATGCTCGACGAAATATCGTGGAATCAGTTCGAGGAGTGGATGGTGTATGATAGTCTTACACCATTCACTTCTGACCGTGACGAATATCGATTCGCAAGTATTGTTTCGATGTTGGCAAACATAAACCGTGATTCAAAGAAGCAAAAAGATCCCTGGCCAATAGATCAGTTTGTATTACGGTTTGGTGATATGCCAGAAGCAGCTTCGTTGAAGAAAAAGCAGACTGCTGAAGAACAAAAGCGAATTGGTAGGGAGTATTTCCTAATGTTTGGTGGGGGCGGGGAATAAATGGGTACTATTGTCCTAGGAACACTCCAGTTTGTCAATCAGGCTTCGCCACAGATTATGGCTGTGGCGAACTCGTTGGATACACTTGGAGCTGCAGCTCGTAGTCTTGGGATGCAGTTGATTGTCTTAGGAGGTACTCTTTACCGTTCTCTAACTGTTCCTTTGATGGGACTTGTTAAAATCGGGATAGATTTTGAACATCAGTTTGCCAATGTTGTCAAGACAGTTCAGGGCTTTGGCTATGTAGATGCTTTTGGTAAACTGAATATTCAGGCGAAGGCATTTCAGGATCAACTTCGTGAGATGGCAACAAGATTGCCATTTACGCACAAGCAGCTCACAGAGATTGCAGCATTTGGCGGACAGTTCGGCGTACATAAGCGGGATCTAGCAGATTTTACCGAAACAGTTGCCAAACTTGGTACTACGATTGATGGCATCGAAGTTGAGACTGCTGCAAAAGCTCTGGCCCAGATCAAGAACATTACAGGTGATGCTTCCAAAGGCTACGGAAAACTAGCGGCAACTCTCGTCGATCTTGGCAACAAGGGTATCTCTACCGAGGGTACTATCCTCGAAATTACCCGACGTATGTCAGGTGCTGGTGCAGTTGCTAAGATGTCTTCGTCTCAGATGTTTGGTTGGTCAGCTGCAGTTGCAAATCTTGGTCATCGTTCAGAGCTTGGCGGTAATGCGATTGCAAATACCATCCTGAAAGTTTCGCGTTCTGTTGCAGAGGGTGGAGATAAACTTGCTGCACTTGCCAGAATTTCAGGAAAATCTGCAAAACAGTTTGCAGAAGATTGGGGTAAAGATGCATCAGCTGCATTGAATCAGTTGCTTACCAGAATTTCCACGATGTCGAAGACTAAAATCCCTTCGGCAATTTCAGAATTGTTCGGTACATCCGTTCGTCAGAATCAGGTGTTGTTGACTCTTGTCAACACGATGGATGATTTGAACAAGACTCTTGGAGATTCAGAAACTGCCTATAAAAAAGGCACAGCAATGGAGGACGAGTTTGCGAAGAAGGCAATAACCCTCCAGAATCAGTTAGCAGTTTTGCAGAATCGTGTACGTGATGTAGCAATTACGATAGCACAGCCTTTCATGGATGCGCTTCGTGGTGTTATTATTTGGTTGGACCCATTCTTTAAGCATATCGAAAGTCTTGCGAAAAGTTTTTCTGAATTAGATAAAAGTGCACAACGGATTATTGTAACATTTGCAGTACTTGGCGGAGTTGGAATTCCAACTCTAATAATTGCTGTTGGTGGACTTTTGTGGGTTTTCGGTTCACTTGTTGGAATTCTTGCTCAGGTTGGCATAGCAATTGCAACTATTGGAGGTTCAGCAGCTACAGCTTCTCTTCTAGGCTGGCTTACTGCATCTTCTGCTGCGATTGGTGCTTTTGTAGTGAGTGCTTCGACTCTTGTAGGTGTGGTTTTGTTGGTTATAGGAACATTGTACGCTCTTACAAAAGCTAGAGACGCTGCTTTTGATAGTTGGGTTGCTCCACAAATTATACAGATGGCTCAGGATTTTGGAGTTCTTTCTAAAGAAGTAAAGACGTTTGCATCTGCTGAAGAAGAAGCGGCATATAAATCAGAACAATTGGGTTTGGCGTATTATGGTCTTCGGCAGAAAGTTATTGATTTTGGTGTGGAGCAGGGTATCATTGGTGATAAAACTCAGGACATGATCACCAATTGGGATTCGTTGTATTCCAAGTTTGGTAGTGTTTCAAAAATCCTAGATATACTTAGAAGGCAATTTATTGACTTCTCCAAGGATGTAGCTCCTCCTGACTGGTTAATGATGATATTGACTGGAGGAGCTGGGGCATGGACTCTCAATGCTATAATGAATGCAAATACGAGACGTAACTATGTTCCACCTGCTGGAGCTAATATTGCTCCAAAGGGCTTCAGACTTCCGGCTGAAGATGAAAAAGAACTTGGCGCTTTAATTCCATTTCCAGAAACAATAGGCCGTCTTCCAAGAATGGGTTTTGGAGGAATGGCCTATAGTGATGTATTTAGCAAGGTCAATAAGGACTTAGCTCTAACAAATCTGTTGATGTCTAAGAATCAGGTTATTCAGAGTGACCTGAATGCCATGTTGTTGGAGGAAACTCCATATGAAAGAATGGCAAAAGATGCAAAAGCTGCTTCTGAAGCAGCTAGAAAAGAGGCTGAAGCTTTAAAGAAGTTGATGGAAAATTTCGAGTTCTATCAGGATATGCACAAAATGATTGGACTTGAAGATTACATGAAGTTCAATCGAATGACCATTGCTCTTCAGGATCTTACTTCAAAAGGAATTAAGCCGGGCGCAGCATTCTTTAGAGAATACGGCGATACTGCTGTTAAAGCGGCTGATTATATCACAGCAACTGGTGGAACAATTTCTAAAGAAATGAAAGGCATTATTGCTGGATCTGAAGAAAATATAAAGAAACTGAATGAAATATTTTTGGAGATGGCAGATCCGAAAAAGTTTAGCACAAAACTTCAGGAATTCGGACTTAGCATATATGAATTCAAACAGGAATTGGATGATCTTCAGTTCGAGCAGTGGGTTGAACGTCAGACTAACGCAACAGTTCAAGCAATTGCAAAGTGGGAACATGGCTTAAAGGATCTGAAAGAAAAGGTAGATATTAAGCCATCAAATGTTTCAATTGAATTGTGGGAAAGATACGTAGCTACATTAAATCAGATAGAAGTTGGAAAACTTGCGCGTATTGTCCGCGAGTCGGACGAACTGCGTAAGGTGTATGTTCTCTTCTCTAAGCTTCCTGGTGGCGGGTTTGGAATCAAAGCTATTGAAGATTTCTTGAACTTGATGGGTGGTGGTAAGGCGAAAGGTGGGGAAGATGATCCTACAAAGAAAATACAGACTGGTATAGAAAAAGTTCACAAACTTGTTAAAGATACTGCTCAGGCATTTAGTAAGCTCAAGAGTATTATGGGAGATACTTGGAATCAGGACTCTCTCATTGCATATATTGCTGAACTTGCTAATGTTGCCAATGTAGCTGGTGAGATTGGGGAACAGTTCGAGGTAAGTTTGAAATTGTTCAAGGATGCTATATCGGAAGCGGGAGAAAATAAAGGAAAGGATCCAGCTTCTGCGATTGCTGCTGCGATAGGAATGGTCATGGCTGCTGTTCAGGCATATGCGTTATTGCAAACAGCCACAGATAAAGCGAGTAAAGCCCAGCGTGTTCTTGGTGGTGCGATGGCTGGAGCAATGCTTGGCGCCTCGATTGGTGGACGTGCTGGTATCTACGGAGCAATTGCTGGTTTCGTAGTTGGTGCATTTGTTGGTGCGTTCCGAAAGGTACCGTGGGCTGAAATCGGTCAGCGAGTTGGACACGACTTTGGCGTTGCGATTTCTGATTCTCTAGCCAAGACAATTAAAGCTGACGCTGATAAGATATTTGGAGGAGATTGGCAATCAGCTGCAATTTACCACCTGAAAGAGATTATTGACGCGGCTGGCGGAATTAACAATATAAACTTCGATCAATTGCTCCGAAATCTTCGTGACGCCTTTGTCATGTTGGATCAGGGGCGAATGACTGCTGGGCAAGTACAGAAGATTCTTGATGATACGTTTGATCAGTTCTTAGCAGAGGGAACTGATGCTCTTGGCTTTGTTAGTACAAAACTTCTAGAAATTGTTGATCTGTCCCTTAGATTTGGAATTGAATCTAAAAAGATCAAGGAGTTCTTCAAGGCACAGGGTGACAGTCTCATTGATGCCATAAACGTTATGGGCAAAATGATGCCCAAACAAGATGCCTGGATGGCTCTTGGTGACACGATTGATTCGGCGAGAAAGGCTATCGAGGAACTGAATAAGACTCCACTCGGAGAACGTGATGCCGATTGGACGAAGGACATGGCAAAGGAGACAGAGAAGCTCAACAAGGCACTTGCTGAACAGCAGGTGGAAGCTGCTGGTGCCGCGACCCAGATGGAAAATCTTGGTCTCACAATTGCCGGTACGTTCTTTGCCGCGATCGCCGCCGGCAGGACGTTTAATCAGGCGATGCGTGACGCCAAGGATGGCCTCGATAGCTTCTTTGGAGCGATGAAAGCTCTTGGCCTTTCATCCAGTGACCCTCTATTAAAGCTCCTCGAAATTCAGTGGAAGGTCCAGCAGGCGATTCCGAATACTATCGCTGGAGTTGACGCCCTCGGTCAGAGCATCGTTGGCTTGTTCAACATGAAGCTTCTGACGCCGGACATTTTCTCCTCAATTCAGAAGACGGCGTATGATGCGTACGTAGCGATTCAGGGTCAGGTTGCTGCAGTTGGTGGCACGACGAGGGATGCACTTATCCCGATGCAGGCGTACCTGCAGCAGGCTGCGAAAGCTGCCAAGGATCTGAATATCCCGCTCGACGAAACTACTCAGATGATGATCGACCAGTCGATTGAACTGGGTATCTGGAAAGAACTTGGCCCGTCGGCGATGGAGGCACTGACCTCTGCATTGAATACGCTGATTACCCGGTTGGACGTTCTGATTACGCAGTTGATAGATATGCCGGAAGCACCTAATCCGTTTAGAAATTGGACCGTGCCGCCGGTTCCTGATCCGGAAAATCCGAATGCGCCGATGCCTCCAGGCGGAAATCGCAAGGGGCCACCTGAAGAATTTGCTGGCGGAACAATCGGTAGTGGTAGTTGGTTCGGTAATTTCGGCGCTGGAACAAATGCTATCCTGCACGGTAGTGAAGCAGTAATCACTCCCGGTCAGGCGGTGCCATTCGCAGCGAGTATTCTCGGACAGGACATGTTCGCCGGTTCGAGTGCGTCTTCTGGCGGTCCAATTCCCGTAACGCTTCTGGTGAAGAATCACCGGGTGCTCACTGAGGTTGTCCTCGAAGATGCGGACAGCTTCCTCGCGTCACGGGGTGTCCGTCGGTGAGCAACGTAGTAATGACCATCAATGGGGTGGACATGTCGGATGTTCTTCTCCGGCGTGGCGCATGGTCGTTAAATAAACGATGGTCAGTGGAGACGTTCAAATTCACCGTTCGTAACTATATCTTTGGACCTACCGCGTACCGTGTGCCGATTGGTGCTGATGTAGTATTGCACTATCGTGGTGACTTGATGTTTGGTGGACAGGTTCAAAGTATCGAGGAGTACCGTGCTGGCGATGAAGGTCCTATCTTTATAGATGTCAATTGTATCTGCTACGACCTTATTGCACATCAGGTAATTCTCACAGGAGAAACAGCTCCGGGAACTGTCCATGATATTGCGTATCAGTTCTTTTTGAAACATCTAGCGCCGAAAGGTTGTACGTGGATCGGTCCAGGGCCGGGGTTTCCGTCGCCAACAATCCCCAAGATGACGTTTATTCGCGCGTCACTTGGTGAGATTTTCAACAGGATGACCAAGCTCTCGAATCTTCCGTGGCGTATCAACGGCGATAAATGGTTTGCTTTTGTAGGAACAACGCTGCCGCTTCCGATGGATCCGATGAGAACTGATCATTTTCTTGCAGGAGTAAAGATAGATCAGGAATACCACGAATACGGCTTGCGGCTCATTATGCAAACGGGCGGTACGGGTGAAGCGAAGCACTCGGAAACTCACACGGCTAATGGGGTAAAGAAATATTTCCAGGTAAATGTCGAACCGCGGCCTGATGAAGTAAAGGAAGAGGAAGGCGTTGAAACTACGACCACATATATTCCAACGCAATTTCAGCTTAATGGTGTAGATACACCATTCAATGGAAGTCCGTGGAACTGGGACCGAACAGAGCACATTGCGTGGACAAGTGGCACGGCTCCTGTTGCTGGTACTACGCTGAAGTTCTCATTTGATATTTCCTTTCCGGCGGTAGTTCGCGTCTGGACTCCTTCGCTTTTACTTGCCGACGGACAAATGAATGCAGCTACTCGGATAGATAAACTCCTCGACGTGAGCCACTTAACGGATGTAGCTGAAACGGCTGCGTGGGGCAATATAGAAATAGTTCGTGCTGGACTTACTCCTCGGAAGCTTAAAGGTTCGACGACAATCCGGGGTCACTACCCGTACTTAACGGGACGATTGGCACTTCCGGAACACAACGTTGATGCAAACTTTTTGCTAGAAAACGTAGCTATTCGTGATAGTGATGGCGACCCAAATATCTTCGAGCATTTAATTTATGATCTCGAGTTTATCGAGGGAGACCGTGCTGGGAGACAATGGGAAGACCTCTTTACTGAGATGGGTGGTCGCGGTACTCAGGGCGGTAGCGTTGAGATCCGCGGCACGGGTGGTGCAGTTAACCCATCGACTCCTGGCGGGTCTGGCGGAACTGGAGGCGGAGGCGGCGGTGTGGGACTCCCGGCCGGATTTACGTTCCAACTCGGTGGAGATAACAACGAATACGTTGTTTTAGATACGACGTTCCGGGATATCCCTGAATTGTTGCCAAATATGTTCGGCGGTCCGGATATGGGCACCACCTGGACTTTCAAAGCATTTGCGTATATCCTAGGCTCTGCAGGACCAATCGTAGAAATAGAATTGTACGCCGGTTCACGAATTGCTATTGGCACGATTACCACCACAGGAATACTGACACAAGGTCCGTGGGGTTCATTTGACCAGCCGGTAACAGTTCCTGGAGCAGCAACCGGATTGTTATGCCGCGCGCGTGTGGTCACGGGTACAGCTAATGTCGTGATTGGTCACTGCATTCTTTACAAAGGGTAGCTATGAATCGTAAGAATATCGGATTCATCCTGTGGGCAATCACTTTACTGATGCTGTGGGTTATCCTCACCTCGAAGGCCCACGGACAGGTAGTCACTGGAACAGGCCTCTCGATTGGTACTCCGCCGACTCCGCCAGGAAGTAGTTCACCGGTTCGCATTGTTGGTATTCCAGGAACTACAAACGGAGTTCTCGACGTAAACGGTACGGGAGATCTTGTTCGTAGATTTGCTGTCAAACTTGACCTTCCGGCGTCTATTGCGTATGAGGACGAAGGAAACACGTTCTCCGCGACGCAAACGATTAGCGGCGCGTTTGATTTGGTTGTAGGCACGGGCGGAATTCGAGGACCTGCTGGAACTGGTGTCAGAATTGACAATACTGGAAATACTGGTGTTTGGGTGGCGCAGTTCGCTAACACCGCGATCACGCTGAGCCAGCCGACTGCAATCACCGGTGATAGTAGTGTAACCGGCACATGGGTTGTGACCGGGCTATCGACACTATCTGGTGGATTCACAGCAGGTGCTGCAAGTCAGGTCAATAGCACACTTGGTGTGACTGGTCTTTCTACACTCACAGGTGGTTTCACGGCAGGAGCAGCCTCGACCGTAAATAGCACTCTTGGAGTCACTGGCCTGACCACGCTCGCTAAGGTGAAGACAACTGGAATCTACGCCGTTGCTGCACCGCTCTTGTTTCGTGATTCGACAGATGCGACAACCGTTATGTCGATGGCCGATACGGGTCTCGGAATTACCGGCACGCTTGGCGTGTCAGGACTTTCGACATTGACCGGTGGTTTCAATTCCAATGCGGCATCGGCCGTGAACAGCACGCTCAATATCACCGGATTGACGACAGCTGCTAAGATTCGCACGACGGGCGTGTATGGCGTGGCGTCGCCGTTCAATATCTTCGCTACCGATGGTGTGACTCCGCGCGTACAGGTGGCCGATAACGGTCCACTGGTGCTGACCGATACCGGAACTGATGCTTACATCCGGTACGCGGCGAGCGGAAACACGACAGGTCAGCGACAGTGGCGCGCGGGAAACATCACCGGCAACTTTGTTATCGGCGGCGGTGATGATGCGGCCACCACATGGTCGACTCTCGCTCGTGGCACCGAAACAGATGGAATCGCTAACGGATGGTTCTGGGGAGAGGCTGTTACCAATGTCGATCCGCTGCTGTCGTACGAGACATCGCTTGGTAATGACATCTATAAGTACCTGAGCCTGAGTGCGGCCGAGCTGCGCGTGGGTACAATCGTGGCGCAGGATTACATCGCCACCATTGGCGGGCGCGTGATGGTTGGCCCCACCACGCAGTTGACCGAGGATCTGACCGATAGCGCCACGCAAATCTTTGTCAAGCATAACGAGATGGCGAGCGGTGACCGCGTATATATGGAAGGTGGTGGTAAGGTCGAATTCATGGCTGTGACCAGCGGCCCCACCGATATGAGCGGCGGCGGCACCGTGTCGTCAATCGTGCGCACCGGGGTCGCGGGCGGCGTGACTACCGCGACGATGCCGACGCATGTCGCTGGCGATATTCTTGTTCTTATCTCATTGCGAATTGGTTCGAATTCGCCTCCAACGGCTGGCACGTCGACAGGTGGAGGAACGTGGCTCAATGTGTGTAGCGGAGGTAGTGATTCTACATCGTACCGCGTGGCGTATCTCGTGGCGACAAGCGCGGCCGAAACCACTGGTACATGGTCAGGCGCCACCCATCTTTTTGTGATGGTATATCAGGGGCTGACGTCGCCCTACTTCGGAGCGTGTGCGTCGACGGGAATAGCGGGCGGCTCGGTGGCCACGTTGACGTATCCAGCTCTGACGTTGACCGACGCGGATGGCTCCTCGTTTATCTTGCGGGCCGGCACGGTCAACAACGCTACCAACGTGGAGACATTGCCTCCCACTGGCAGCTACTCACTCGTTCTGGATCTTGACGACACGCGAGACTCGGCGCTGTGGACCTCAACTAGCGGGCAGACAACGGTGGTGCAGGATAATGTCACGACCAACGCCGTCAGCGCGACGCGCGGTCTGAGTCTGGAATTGCTGGGCACGATTACTTCTGGCAGCCCAACGGGTGCCGGTCCCTTCCGCTACGACGTGACTCGAAACCTCGATGGCTCCAGCATCAATTTTTGGTACAAGGGTGACGCCATCTTCAACACTGGAACGACGGGCGATGGGTTCTGGGACATCTACTCAATTCAGAGCGTGAAGGGTGGTAGTGAACGTGGTCCGACGCAGTGTGCGAATGTTCGTACGTCAGCGACGTATAACGCATGGTCACCTCGTTTTTGTTCGGGAAATCTTTACGGGCTGTACGGCAATCCTGCGAGCAATGTGTATGGTACCGCGTTCGGTGACTATACCGATGTGTGGGGCCAAATTGATACAGTCAACGGGTTTCGATTCTTCGAGGGAAGTACCAACCAGAAACTGCGAATTGATCCGTCCGGCTACGTCTTGATTGGTACGGCTGGTTCTGGGCAGGGTAATACGTTTATCGACAATTCTGCGGTCAAACTGCGACTCGGCACGGTGGAACATGCCGTGCTCAGTGCGAGCGGGTTGCTCCTCGGTACGATTGGCGCTGGCGAGGAAAACGCACTTGTGACATCGACATCATTCGCTATACGTAATGGTACGACCAAGCGGGCAGAGTTGACCGGTGGTGCGTTTCGTTTCTATGACAGTGCGGGAACGAACTACACTGCTGAATTTGCAGATACCTCTGCGACCATGGGGTACCGCCATCTGGCCCCGACGACCAATTACCCGAATACGTATGTCACGGCGGCCGGTCTTGAAATCGCCCACGGCACGACCAAGCGTATGGATCTTGTTGGCAATGTGTTGAAGATTTATCGATCCGATGGCGTTACGGCGGCGATCACGCTCGACGCTGCTAATGGCGCGACGTTCGTTGGAGAGGGCGGCGGGGTCACCAACATCAACGGCGGCAATATCCAGACGAGCACGATTACAGCAACCCAGATTGCGGCGGGCGCGATCACGGCCGACGATCTAGCGGTCGGATTAAGCAGTGACAATCTGATTATGAATGGCAATTTTGAGGAAACCTACGCGGGATGGCGGTGTGTTGAATCGGCCGGGATTGCGTGTCAGGCCGGTGGGGTGACCACGGCGGGCGGCTGGCACATCAGCACATCGGGCGTGGAAGGCGCGTACACGGCGGTCGTCGCCTATACGCCGACGCCCGGGATCGGCATGGCGATCGGATCGCGGGCGGTGCCCATTGATGATCGATCGACGTACTTTGTGCGGCTGTCGGTCTATTCGTCGGTCGCCAGCGCCACCGGGCTCTACGTCCGCATGAACGAAGCCGACGCGACCATCCCCACGCCCATGTGGCTGGGCAATGGCGGGTACAGCGGTGTCACGAATCGGACCGGGCTTAAAGACCTGATCGGTAACGGGAGCCATCCGGGCGGCTACGTGACCCACGAATTGCTGTACACGCCGACGGCGGGAACCAAATTCGCGTCGCTCGCGGTCTACAACTGGACGTGTGTCTCGGGCGGCGGCACGTGCGGGTACATGCTCCTCGATGGCGTGCAGATGATCAAGAAGACCGGCAACCTGTCGGCGCTGTCGGCGAGCATGGGTACGATCGACATTCTCACTGGAGGTCATGTTAAATCAGGTACCGCGCTGCCTTCCGGGTCAGGCGATGGGTTTTGGTTGGGCCGCGATAGTGATACTCTCTCCAAATTCTACATTGGTAATTGGAATGGCTCGACAGGAAACTATCTGTACTGGAATGGCTCCGGGTTGTCGATGGTGGGCAATCTCTCAAGTCCCGGTTATTGGTCGCTTGGACAAACGTCTGGATTGAATTTCGTGCAGACCGATGCCAACTTCTCTATCGCGAGAGGCGTAAGTTTCGGCACGTCTGGGGCGTGGGGCAGTCTTTTTTCCATCAAGCAAACAGGTTATCCAGAAATCTACATGCAAGGAGGTGGAGGCGGTAGAGCTATCGTTGACGGCCCAGCGGTCGCGATTCTGCAAGGGAGCACGGCCATCGTGCGGACGCCAACTGGTGTGACCAGCACCGCGATTGAAGTGCAGGCTACCGACATCAAGATTGGCGTTACGGGGTCAGGGATCGCTACTACCATGAGCCCGTATTTCGATGGGCAGGTCACGCTGGGCACGAGCGCGAAGCGCTACAAGACGATCAACATGGACCTTCCGAACAACCCCACGCCCAAATTCGTGCTCGTGAACAAGGGCTGCGGCACGAGCGGTGGCAGCGGGTGCGGGGGTGACGAAGATTCGGCGGTCGGCTATTACTTCGCGCTGGGCAGCGTGACACCCGTCAATATCCACATGCGGAAGTGGGACAACAGTGGATCGTGTTACATCAGCGTGGTGACGGGCCTCGTTTTCTATACCACTTGTCCTACACCACCGTAAGGAGTTACATATGCGACAGAATTTGGTATTGATGTTCGTATTTTTCTTGCCAAGTGTGGCAACAGCACAGTTGACGTACGAGCAGCGCGCGGCGTACGCGAAGGATCCGTTGTGGATCGACCGGGTTGGGGTGGCTGCGCAACAGCAAGCCGTGATTGCGCAGGGCGAGAACCCCGCGACGTGTTGCCAGCAGTCCGCACAGGAAGCACTGGCTCCCGGCGCGAGTACGCTGTGCTCCCTGAAGATCGAGCCAGGGTCACCGACAGCGCCGACTTATCTGCAGCTGTCATCAACAGAGCGCCACAATGCCCGCGCCCGGTTGGCGGCCAACGTGATGCAGAACACCGCCATGTGGGCGCCCCGGTTCGCGGCTCAGATCGCATCTGATTCCTGTGTGGCCCCGCCGTTCACCGATGCCGCTCTGCAGGCGTACCTGACGCGGGCATGGGATCTGTGGGCGCTGACGCCAGAGCAAGCCGCGACACCAGTTGCTCCTCCTCCACCACCAGCACCAACCATCATTAAGGAGTAGTTGTGACCAGAACACGACAGGCAGTACTCATGCTCGCACTGGCGGTGACGCCAGTATTTGTAGGACTTGCACAAACCCCGACAGGAGCACCTCAGGTGGAACAGCCAACGCTTTCGAATGAACTGCGCCTAGAGCGCGAGAATCTGCTCCTCACGGCCCGCGTTAATGAGCTTGAGGGACAAATCGCGCAGCTCAAAGCACAGGTCATCAACGACCGCATCGCCAAGGCCGCGCCGACGCTGATCCAGAAGTTGCAGGCTGCTGCTCCCGAGTGGGATATCAATCCCAACACCCTCGAATTCACAAAGAAGCAAGCAGTGCTCCCGACTCCAAACGGAACGCCGGCAGCAGCTCCAACTCCGAGGCCGTAGGTGAGACATGTTCGATCCTAACACGCTGTACGTATCGCTCAAGGCCGACAACGGCAAGTTCCTAGCTGCTGAAAACGGCGGCGGGAATGAAGGTGAGATGGATGGCGAAAATCCGAAAGGTCTCGCCGTAGCCAATCGTGAGAAGCCGGGCTGGGAAGGTGATTGGCAAACCTTCGCCGTAATTCCTGCCGGCGGTGATCAATACGGACTGCGTGTTACGGCTGATGGTGTGAGCCGTTTCGCCTGTTGCGAAGGTGAAGGTCAAACAGGCATTGTAGTATTTAATCGGCCAGATCTTGGTGCGTGGGAAAAGTTCAAGGTATGGCAGCGGCCCGAAGGTGTGAGCTTCGAGGCCGTCTGCCGACCTGGATTCTTTATCAAGGCGTTTCCGGACGGCAAGGTCACCCTCGAACAGCCGATGGTGGGAAACGAAAACGGAGAAATGGTGCCGAGCCCTACTCCGGGCGGGTACGAAACTTACAGCCCCGTAGTCGTGTACGGTTCTATGGGTGGCAGCGTAGGTTCGGATTCTCTTTCCTTGCCTGTGCGCCGGACCAACGAGGGCTGGAAAGACGCTACTGGTTTTCGTAGCATCGTACTCTGCTCATTCTTCCCGGCGCTGTATTTCGAGAAGCATGATCCTGCCCACGTCGATTACGTGCTGGACTTAATGGCAGAAAACGGAATCAACGGAATTCGTGGCTTCTGTTACGTGGGTGGCGCAACGGGTTGGGGAACTCATCTGGGCGACGGGTGGCGCGGCCGTGAGGTACTCACAACAGGGATGACACGAAACGGTGAGCGGCTAGAAGCGTGGCCCGATGCACGTGATGTAGTGATTCGTCTAGGTCAGAAGCTCAAGGCGCGGAACATGTGTTGGGATGTCACCGCTGGTGACCTGCAGACGGCCGACAGCGAGGAAACACCGTACCGTCTCTCCGCAGAGGCACTAGAGTCCGCAGGCCTCCTCGATGTCGTGTGTCTCGCAGAAGTGAACGAAGGTTGGCAGAACAGCCGAAAAGGGAATGACCCGACACACTTTGCGGGATTGGTTAGTTCATTCGCTGTGCGCGGAATTCCTTGGGGTACGTCGGCTCATCCACCTGATTCAACTGGTCCCGGCTACACGCGGAAACAGATGGAATACATGCAACGCAGTTCTTCAGTGGGTTGCTACCATGTCTCCACGGGCACGGTGGATCAGGTTAGGCACACGTTCAATATCCGTCATGATGAGGAAGGCATTGGGTTCCGTATGCCCCTCGCCTCGACTGAGCACCGTGGTCCAGGTCCGGATGTTTCCAGTGGCGCAGTGAACAATGTAGATTGGGTAGCGTTTGTTGGTGTCATGACCGTGCTATCCGGTCAACTGTTTGTGCTGCATGTTTCGCAGGGTATTCGTGATCTGCCTACCGATCATGGTTGGCCGGCGTATGCTCCCTACATGGAGCGCACCACGAGGCTGTGCCGCTTGATCCCGAGAGGCGCAGTAACGGGTATCGGTCACGGTGGGCGGGGCGGTACGGATCCCGAAAGTATTGGTGCCAGCACCCGTTCGGACGGTGCGTTCTACGGTGATAAGCCGGATGCGACGGATCAGTTCGAACGGATTGACTCAGCGGCTTATGGCACAGGCGAAGTCGCTGCGTTGTTCTATGGTGGTCACGGTCATCGCCGCGCTAAGATGGACAAGGTTTCAGGTACGTTTTACAACGCGAAAGGCGAGGCAGCTTTCGGTCCAGGTACCTTCGAGGGGAATATGGACTTCGGGGACTGCGGAGCCGGGCTGTTGTTCGTTGGGCGTCGCGCGTAAGGAGATACCATGCCAGCAGGGAAGCACAATATCTACATCGAACAAGGTGCCACGTGGTCACTTCCCCTGCGGTGGCAGGATGCTGATGAGATTCCCATAGATCTCACCGGCTTCACGGCCAGAATGCACATCAGGAAGAAAATCACGGACCCCGCGTACGAGATCGAACTGACAACAGAAGACGGTGGTATCACCCTCGGAGGCGTTGATGGCACAATCAACTTGTTCATTGGCGCCGCCGATACCTCCCTGATTGATATCAAAACCGGCGCGTACGATCTGGAACTAGTTTCTCCAGGTGGCGTTGTTACCAGACTCCTGGAAGGAGCAGTCACAGTCAGTTTTGAGGTGACTCGATGAATGACGATACCTTTGTTATCGTTGAAAACGATCCGCCAATTTCTGTCACGGTCGAGGGACAGGAAATGGTGGTTGTGGTCGCGGAAGCACAAGAACCGACGATCATTAAAATTGGTGAAGGGGGTCCGTCAGTAGACCCAAACATGTTCTTCCAAGTGTTGCTGTACCTGTCGGAGCTGGACAACGAAACGAAGAAGCATACGGCCCGAACGAACCTCGGGCTGGAAACTGTTGACGGTGGCGTTTTCACGTAAGGAGTATCAATGGCAACTCGTATTCAGCTTCGGCGTGGCCTGAAATCGGCCCTTCCCTCGACTCTTCTGCTGGCTGGCGAGCCGCTCTTTTCAACGGATCGCGGCACGTTGCACGTTGCAACCGATGCAACGACCAAGATCCCGCTTGTCCCCTGCATCGATGATCTCGCCACACTCGCCGCGATCACCGGTGCGGCTGATTTTCTGATTGTCCACGATGCAGATGGCACGGGACAAAAAGAGAAGAAGATTCTCTTTGACAACTTCAAGGCTGCGCTGAACATTCCTGTTGGTTCAGCCGACGAGAAAGTTGCCGTAGTTTCTGGTGGCACAGCCGGGTATATCTGGGGAACTGACGGCACGAATGGTGTCCTTCGCATGGGTGCCACCCTTGAATGGACCAAGGACGCCGGCAACGCATTCGTCACTCTCAACGTTGGTATCGTTGACGGAGGCACGTTCTAATCATGCCACCACCGGTCATGCAGCAGAAGAGATCGGCGACGCCGGGTGCTGCTCCGACCGTCGCTGATTTACTCCCTGGACAGCTTGCCGTCAACACGAATGACGGCACGCTGTTCATGGAGCGCAACTCAGGTACGCCCCAAATCGTCACAATCGGGCGGCCAATCACGATCTCTGCATCTAGTCCCAGTGGTGGGCAAGACGGAGACATTTGGATTCAGTATACACCCTAGGAGAGACACATGGCTGGTTTCATCTTCAATGCTGGTGCTGATGGTCTGTCCTCTGAGGGATCAATTGATTGGATTGCTAATACAATCAAGATTCGTCCCGTAGCGACCGCGGCTGGTGTGCCTAGCAAGGACGCCAACTTCATGTCCAGTATTGGTGTCACGGGTTACGATGTGACCGTGGCCTCCAAGTCCAAGGTCAGGAATGACACCCTCGACCAGATCGTGTACAGTTTTGCGAGTTTTTCATTCGTGGCAGTTCTGGCCGGCGTGGGTGAAATCAATCGAGCGGTTATCTTCAAATCAGTTACGAACGACGCGGATAGTATCCCAATCGCAGTCGTAGACATTACGCCTACAACGCCGAACGGGGCAAACATCAACGTGACAGTTTCCGCGAGCGGCGCGTTCGCTTCGCAGCAGTAACATGCCACACACTTTCGGGAATCAGACGACACTCGTTACCTCGTCGGCAACAACCATTACGTCGGCCGAGTACACGCCGACGGCTGGCTCGACGCTTGTTGTCTTGATGATATTCGTGGGTGGCTCTGTTGATCGTGCTGGTACGTTTACGAGCCTTCCAACGTATGCTGGCTTCAGGATGCGGCAAGCATCCAGTACAATGGCACCGGGTACACAGGAAGCCAGTATCGAAGTCTGGTACCTCTGCGGCGGAATACTTCCCGCCAGCGGCGCATTTGTCATTCCCAATCCTGGTGCGCTTTCCGTATCGTATATCGCCGCATCCGCGATAGCTGACACAGGATTTGCGTCCGCGCTGGATAACGCTGGTGGTGGAGCTAGTGGCGGTGCGACGAATCCCACCATGAATGCCAATGCGACCACCACGAATACGCTGACGTTTGCTGTTGTTGTCGACAATGATGACGCGTGGGCACCCACTGGTCAGACAGGAACATCCATTGTTTCTCAAGACATGGGTGCATACGGTATTGCTGCACAATATCATCCTCGTAGTGCGTCGGGCGTCGCTGCAATTGGCTGGACGTTTGGAACAGTCGCCGCATATGCGACCATCCATTTCGTTGCCAAGGAAGTAACGTTTCCGGGCGATCATCTCTACGGAGGTGCTACAACGCTGGTGACGGCTGCAACGAGCCCCATTACGTCAGCCACGTATACCCCACCTTCGGGTGCGACCGCTGTTGTCCTGATGATGATTGTTGCAGGCGCAACAGATCGTGCGGGTGGCGCCCCTACGTATGGTGGCGTCACGATGACGCAGGCCAATACCACACAGAAAGCTGCTGCATCTCCCGAGGCGAGCGTGGAAGTGTGGTACGTCTGCGGGGAGGCTACGCCGTCTTCAGGAACCTTTGTCATTCCCAATACGGGAACACGCTCAATATCGTACGTGGGGTCGTGCTGTAAAACGGGAGCGGGGTTTACTTCCGCTTTTGACGTAGCGATTGGCAGTAACGGAACCAGTACGACTCCGAGCGCGACCAGCATGACCACCACCACGAATGGCAGCATTGTTTTTGCCGCCGCTGCTAGTGGCATGCAGACATGGGCACCGATTGGCTATGCAGGTGCACCCATTTTTGACGTCGATCTCGGAGCAATTGGCGGTGGTGGCCAGTACGTGTTCAAGACCACAGCGGGCAATCAAACAATGTCGTGGTCCCAGGGTACATCTGATGATTGGGGCGCGGTCGCTGTTGCGTTCAAGCCTGTAGCCATTTCTGCTTTGGAAGCATCCCTGTCTCTAGCCACTGCAACATGGGATGTTCCTGCCATGACTGCCAGTCTCCCCGGTGGCGTGAACGTCAATCCTCTGCTGTTAGCTCATCGTCGGAGAAGGATATAATATGCGATACCTGCGACAGAGTACGCTCAAGGTAATCCAGGTTGGTCCCTTCCTCGATGCCACCGATGGTGTAACAGCAAAGACAGCACTCACCGTCACGGTACAAGTGTCGAAAGACGGTGCAGCATTCGCAGCTCGCAACAGTGCGACAGCGATCACGCACGACGCCGATGGCTTCTATCGAGTGGAACTTAGTGCAACTGATACAGATACAGCTGGTCCGCTCGTTATCAAATCATTTGTTGCTACTGCTGCCCCGGTCTGGCACGAATTTGCAATTCTGTCTCAGTCGAGGTATGATCTGGCGATCTTGGGATCAGGTATCCAGCCGGTCAATCTCGTGCAGATCGACGGACTCGCGACGACAGGCAATAACGCGACGCTGAATCTCAAGCAATTGACCGTGATCAATGACGCGGGCACGGCCATTCTGGCGATGAGTTCTGGTGGCAACGGATCCGGGTTGGAGTTGAACGGCAGTGGATCTGGGCGCGGATTGCGTGCAACGGGCGGTACCACAGGCAATGGCATTGAAGGCGCTGGCGGTGGTCTGGGCAAGGGGTTGCTCTGCACGGGTGGTGCGACCGGACACGGGGCAGAATTTCTTGGGGGATCCTCCTCTGGTAGTGGCATACAGGCACGGGCGACAAACATTGGATCCGGGATCTACGCCCAAGGGGCGTCGAACAATAGCGGCTTCTACGGCGTTGGATCGGGAACGGGATCCGGCCTGACGGTGGAATCCACCGGAGCTGGCGCTGGTCTGCGGTCCTTTTCGTCAACCGGTCACGGCATGCATGTATCCGGGGGTGGCGCGAGTGAGGGGCTGTTGTGTGCAGGTGGCGCGACCGGTAATGGGGCTGAATTCTCAGGCGGCGCGACATCAGGCCACGGAATTTTGACACGAGCAGGTGGTGGTACGGGCGCTGGCATGAGTGCGCAGGGTGGCAATACCGGACCCGGTGTGGAAATCACCGGCGGTGCCATTGCGAATGGATTACAGATCACCGGTGGCGTGACAAGCGGTGATGGTATTTGGGTACTAGGAACCGGATCGACGGGTACAGGTATGCGTTTGCAGGCGCAGGGAAACGGGCACGGCTTGGCATTGACTGGCGCTGGCACGGGGTCAGGACTGAGCGTACAGGGCGGGGCGACCGGCCATGGTGCGCAATTCACGGGTGGTGCGTCATCCGGCAGCGGTCTGGCATGTACAGGCGGCCCTACCAGTGATGGGCTGCACGTGCAGGGCGGTACGAACGGGACCGGGGCCACGTTTGCCGGCGGCGGTGGAGCGAGCACCACCGGGTTGTACGTGTTCGGCACCGGCTCGGGTTCGGGGATCTGGGCAGAATCGAC